GTAATGCTATTACAAAAAAACGTATCATTTTCTTTCTACCAATCGATCTAGCTTTTCTTCTATACGATCAAACTTACTCATAATTTGACCAAGGACTTGAGACGAGTCAGCTTTAGTGACATATTCTTTCGCCAACTCTTCTCTTGTTCTGTTCAACAAAATGGTAACGCGCTTCAGTTCTTCATGGTGGGCTTTAATCCACCATATTAAAAAACCAAATCCTGCGGTTAAACCAATGTTCCAAATAGATTCCATGTTATGTTGTGTACCCTATTCTGGTTTAGTAGGCCATATTACAGAGTATGGGTATTCAGATTGGTCTTCAATATCTGCAATAGATTGGCGATAAGCTAACTGCTCGTCAGTCCCTGACCCTTCCCAACTACTTGTTTCAGATAAAATTTTATCTCTCTTAGCATGGATTAATTCTATTACTTGATTTTCTGCATCGGTATACATTAGTTTGTACTCTCCCCATCTCTATATGCTACATCAGTTGATGGGAATGCTTGTCCACTCCCCAAACCCCAAACAACACGAACACATCCTCTTCTAGTGCCTCTTGTGTCGTAATCTGATGAACCACTTGGGCCTAAATCTGTATAACCAACCCAATATCCGCCGCCAAAGCAAACCTTAGTGCCATTACTTTCACTTGTAGATGGGAAGTTTGAGGTATTAGTAGAGCCGTTTAATCCCTTAGTGGCATTGAAACTGCTACCAGTTTGAGTATCACCAGAACCACCGGCTCCATTTGAACCTTGACCAAAGGGTGCAGTACCACCACCAGTCATACCACCGCCAAAACCAGAGCCTTGATTGAGATCGATAATATTACCGCCTCCACCTCCGCCACCATTTGATCCAGTAGCACCATTTTGAGTAGCGTTAGGTGGCGCATAAGCCGACCCACCTGCACCGCCCGATCCGCCGTATCCTCCAGCACCACCGCCGCCTGATCCTACATAAAAAGTTACATCATTATTAGAGCCTGCATTGTTAAATCCGCCGTTTCCGCCGTTTCCGCCGCCATCACCACCTGAGTAAGTTCCGCCACTTCTTAAATTGGCGGCATTACCTCTTACATCACAAACACCAGACCTGTAAAATCTTGCATAACTATCATTCAGCGTTACTGTAAATGTCTGACCAGCAACAACATCTATGTCGTTTTTATATGCTAAACCACCACCGCCAAATCCGCCGCCTGGATTCTGATAATAGTATTTTCTGAAAGTGTTAGGGTTAGTGTCGCCATATCCACCTTGGCCTATGCAAACAACTGATATATTTAATACACCAGTAGGTACTGTAAACGTGTAACTACTAGAGCCAAAACTAGATTCACTACTAGTTGATGGGTCTTGAACAAATAGGTGTGCGCCTTCTACTTCGTTTCCAGCAGTCGCACCATACCATTCATTCATAGCCATTTGTGTGCCAGCACTTTTATCAATCATATCCCGAACATCTGCATCGTTTAAGGAAATCTGACCTGTAACATCTAGTTCAGTCCTGAAGTCATTTAAAGATAGTTGCCCACTTGTTGGTAACGCCATCTAACTTACCTCGCTTTTAGCTCTTCGATTTCAGCTTTAAGTTCTTTGATTGCTTCAATCATTAATCCATGAAGTTGGTCATACTGCACTGTCTTGTATTCAGTCTTATCATCTTCACCCATCTTTAAAGGCAACGTGCTTTCAGTAATTGCACTTGGCATTACCTTCTCGACTTCTTGAGCAATAACGCCAGCAGACTTTTTGCCATCAGCTAAGTATTCAAATGTGTAACCATTTAGCTGTGATACTTTATCCAAGGCATTGTCTATCTTCACGATGTCTTTCTTTAGACGCTCATCAGAGATTGTTGTAGAGTAAGCAATGACGTTGCCTTCGACGTGTAAATCGCCACTGTTATATAGGCGCATGTCGGTAGCTCCATCAAGAGCAAAGTCTATCATCGTGCTTTCAACAGAAATAAAATCACTGGTATCACGTCCAATTTTCTCAACCTCACCACGACAGTCGCCGCTGTTGATTTGGCCTGTTACTGTGATACCGCTTGATGTTGTTTCAAATTTCTTGGAGTTGTTATGGTATAGCTCTACCCCACCATCAGCGATAAATTTACCCATATATTCGGAATCTGTTTTTGTAATGCGAACATCAGTACCATTTGTATCAATTCTTAATTCACCAGTGCCGCTATCTTGCACATAACTATTAGACCCATCATGGTAAATCCGTAAATCATCACTGTTTCCTAACCTTAACTCGTCATTATCTTGCAAGTACACATGGTCTTGAAAAGATGCACCTTTGTTAAAGAGAGCTTGTCCAGCATCAGACATATCAAGACGAAGGACTTCTCTTTCTACGCCACCATCATTACCTTTAAAAATAATGTCTTTGTCTTGGATTATAGATTTAAAAACAGCATCTTCACCATTTCTTCTAATACTTGCAAAGTGTAATCCACCATCCTTAAAAATGATATCAGCACCATCCGCATCAAGAATAATCTCCCCTGCGGAATCTAGTGTTAAGTCGCCGTTAGGTGCAGATATAATACCATTTACACCAGAGTTACCTATTGATAAATCTCCGTCATTTCCAAATATAGCCGCGCCACTATCATTGACGATTAAATTGTTAGTGCCTCCAACAGTAATATTACCACCAGATGTTATAGCACCTGAAAACGTACCAGTTGTTCCTGATACCGCACTTGAAAACGTACCAGTTGTACCTGATACTGCACCTGAGAATGTACCAGTTGTACCTGATACTGCACCTGCGGATGCTAAAGCACCAACACTCAAAGAATCAAAAGCATCTACCATTTTAGCACCAGAGCCTACGCCATCAGAGTAGATTACTTTAGTTTTACCACTAGCAATCGTAACTGTTGCACCAGATCCTTGCTTAATAATAATGTTTTGAGATCCACTTGTGGCATTTTCAATAAACCAAAGTTTACTAACAGTATTTGGGCCTATTGTAATTGTACAAGCTGAGTCCAACGTACCTGTATACTTTAAGAACATTGAACGACCTGGATCAGTAGCCCCATCTGCTATTGTTGTTGTATGCGTGTCAGCGTTTGTCGTTATAGCTTCAGTGCCATAAGAAAAAGCCTCTGCAATTAATTCGAGGTTTGTATTCGTTACTGTACCCCATGAGCCTGACTGATCGCCAGTTGCCATCTCATTGAGGCGTAAGTCATTTACATAGGTTGAAGCCATACTAGTCTATCCTTATAATTGCGTTGTTAGCTGTCTGAGCAGGGAAAACAACTCTGAATGTACCTGAAGAAACTGTGAAGTCTCCACCAAAGTCTAATACAGCGATAGCTCTATCTCCGTCTGTATCATTATATATTAACGCACCACGCGCTGTAAAAGTAGCTGATGTCCACTCAGGATTATCAGCGTCAAAACATCCGCTTGTTCCGTTTTCAATTACAGATGCGTTTGCCAGTGTTACTCCACCAGTAGCGTATCCGTTACCATTAGCAACTTCATTCGATGTTGTGTAAGTATCAGTAGTAGCATCTAAACTTGCACTACTTGTGTAGAGAGCGATCTTTATTGTATCACTGTCTAAGTCATGTAACCCAAGCATTACATCTTTTTTAAATTGGGTACACATTGCTTGTGTAATAGCCATTATAAACCTCCGTTATATTCTGCCGCATAATCGCGTTGCATCTCTTGTACAAATAATTGTACCGCTTCGTCAAATTGTGTTTTATAAAGCGCCAATGTCTCTCCAGCTTTAAGAAATGCAGATGCTTCATATAGACACGCCGATAATAACACATTTTCTGCGTTGTCGCCAACCCATGAGTTAGAATTAGTTGAACTTAGCCCAGTTTCTGGTGCAATGAAGTCCACTTGATAAGTATCAGCCGCATTTGGTGTTGGTGCTATTGTTATTGTAGTACCAGATGTATTTGCTGATTTTGTGCTATAAAACTTTGGTGTGCCTTGCGTAGTTAAATTAGGCCAATAGTCTCGTAAATAAGAGTCAACCCTATGATCTAAATACGATAAGATATTTGAGCTAATTACCGATACTTGCCTAATCATGCGTGCAGATGCCACTACATAGTCATTTGTACCTGCAACTAAATTAGCACTCGTTGTGTTTCTAAAGCAAGGTAAGTTAGGCAATCTCTGAAAAATCATATCTTCAGCTTGTGCAATAATTTCATCAACTGATGCCTGTAGCTCTGTTGAATCGTCTTCTAAAAAGTTTTCTATATTAGCTTTTAATTGCGTATAATTCACTTATTTATCCTCACTGCCAAGTACCTTCGCCCCATCCATCTATACCCCAAGATGTTTCTATCTGCGTTCCTACTGTTCCAACACCGCCAGTTGAACCTACACCAGTTGGACGTGGAAGAGTATCAGCTTGCCAAGCACCATCGCCCCATGCGCCAATTCCCCAACCTAATCCGTTAGTACCAGATAGAATACTAACTGTTCCTGTACCTCCAGATCCGCCAACTCCTGTCTCAATTGCTTCAGATATTGAAACTTCTTCACCAACAGCACCTGTTGAACCTATACCTGAAATACCTGTAACAAGCAATTGAATGTTACCATCACCAGAAATTCCGAAGCCTTCTGACTCGCCATCTCCAGAAACACCTGTTTGACCTAATTCTAACTCAGGTACTTCATTACCGATTGCGCCTGTACCACCAACCCCATCTTCACCTATTTCTGTTTCAAAGGTTTCATTACCTACTGCACCTGTGCCACCAACACCTGTCTCAGTTAATTCTAATTCAGGTACTTCAGAACCAACTGCACCTGTTCCAGCAACTCCAGCTGGGTCTACATCTGTTGTGATAAAGAGAGACTCATTACCTATTGCACCTGTACCTGATGCGCCACTTGCAATTGCATAATTTTCAATTAATTCAGAACCTATGGCTCCTATACTTGATACGCCACTTGGAACTGCATCATTTTGAATAATTTCAGAACCTATGGCTCCTGTACCAGATGTTCCGCTAACAGATACATCTTCATTATCAGATACATATGCATCTCCAACATTAGCCGCTCCAGATACCCCAGATACACTAAATATACGATCATGGTGTATATCAACATAACCAACTTCAGCTATAGACGGAACTCCAACAGGTGGCCTTGCCCTTGGATCTATTGTCCAATCTTG